ATGAAGCTGATAGACGATGCAATTGAGCTGCTGGGGGATGCTAGTGAACCCCTGTCTAGAGCGTTTTTTAAGGCGCAGGTCATCGCGCACAAGCTTCAGGATGAAGAGTTTGCGCAGTGGGTAAAAAACGAAATTCAAGGATACGATGATAGCGACGCGGTCCCTGATTACCGTGTCTGCGATTTGGTTCCTTTCGGCAATCTAGAAAATATGGCGCGCCGATATAACGACTTCAAACTTTCTTCGGCGAATATGCCTGAGGAGATGAGAAATCGTCATCTCGTTGCGAGGTTCGACCAGAGCATCGCTGTGATTGAAGCGTTTGAGCAGGATGGCGAGAAGCTTGTGATCAATCTTGATCACCGCCTTTCCCCATATTTAATGGCTGGTATTGATGATTCCTATGCTATCACCAACGCTTGGGGTAAGCCGCCAGCGGGATGCTTCACTCAGATTTTGAATCAGGCCAGATCGCGGCTGCTTGATTTCTTGCTCAATCTTGCCGATTTAGTGCAAAGCAGTGAGAAACAGGATGACCCCAAGTTACTTTCTAATATTGCGGGACTCAACGATATGTTTAAGGGTGCGGTATTCGGTCATGGTGCCAATATTAATTTCGCAATCGGTGAACATAATCAGGCGTCCCAAAACAATTCAGTGGTCGTAAACGACATCGACTCGTTGGTTCGCGAGCTGATCCAAAGCAAAGTGTCGCAGGCTGATATCTCGGAGCTTAAGGAGGCAATCGCTAGTGATGCCCGCGCGGGTGCGGATACCAGCCAAGGCTTTGGAGATAGGGTTCGAACTTGGCTCGGGTTGATGGTCGCCAAGGCAGGAACCCCGGGTTGGGAAATCCCAGTTCAAGTTGGCGCGGGGTTGTTAACAAATGCGCTTTCAAAATTTTATGGGCTGAGCTAATAAGCTGGCGTGCCAGTCATTTCGTTGGTTTGACTATTTCCCCTACTCGGCGGTACACCTTCTTTGTCATTTCCTCTGTTGAGTGCCCGAGCAGACGGCTAGCGTCTCGTATATCCTCGATTTCGCTGCCGGCTTTTGGTCGAATGTCTCTGAACTGAAATTTCCTGATTGTGGTGGCCAGCTCTGTGTCGCCCGCGGCCGCTGCTTTTGTAGCGGCTTTTTCCCTGGCCTCGTCCCATCGGTTGCGCAGCATATTGTAGCTCATGCGTAGACCCGCCTGGTTGGTGATCAAGATCGAAGTTCTGGTGCCAGCCTGAGCCCGGCGATCGAGCAGGCCATTGATGAAGATGCAAAGGTCGGTCTCTTTGCTGCCGTCGTACAGGCGGATGCGCAAGCGCTTCTCCGTCTTTCCCTGACCGACCATCAGGAAACCGTTGTTGATATCGGTGGCCGATGCCTTGAGTACATCGGCCGGACGTTGCCCTGTCAGATATGCCAGATCCATTGCGTCTTTCAGTTCTTGCGGTGCCTGGCTGTAAACTGAGTTCCAAACGATATCGCCGGCGTAATAATCCCGAGGCGTTTCCTTGTTACGGCGCAAGCCAAAGCAGGGGTTGGCTTTGTCAGTCAGGCCCCACTCTCGAGCAAAGGTGAACATGGTTGAGAGTAGGGCGATCTCCCGGTTCGCCCGTACCTTCGCCGTGCGGGCGTCACGATACTGTGCAATCACTTGTGGCGAGATTGCCTCGATTGGGGCTGATTCGAATGCATTCCTGAGCTGCTTGAGGCCCTTTTGGTAATCGCTTTGTGTACCTGGCTTGAGTGTCGGTATCACCTTCGACTCATAGTCGTTGAACAGCCGGCCCATCAAGTGGGCCGGTTTGGGTGTTGCTTTTCGATCAAGTCGTGCCCATTCGATCTTGGCTTCGTCGAGATCCCCTCCCAAGGGGATCTCGACGCGATTACCGTCGGCGTCTCTGCCGTTGTAGTAGTAGCCCACCCAGATCTCGCCGTTTTTCCTTTTTCGGGTGCGGCGGATCATCCTTGGTGGCAGATCTCGGTTTGCTGGTTTCTTCTGGCGCATTGTTAGCTCACGCGGGATAGGTCAAGGGTCCAAGTTTCAGCGACAGCATTGGTTGCTGACGGCTTTACTCCGGCAAGCTTTAAGCGAGCGTAAACTCGGCCCACAATGGGGCGCTGTGCGCCGGTGAGTACGTATTCCCATTCGTTTCGGATTAGCCACTGACGCTGGAAAAATGGTGTCTTGTAGCCAGTGATGGTTGCCAATTCATTTTCCGAAAGCGTCTCGCTCACCACCTGAGGCTGGTTTTCTCGCCTCATGCTTGTTCCAAAGAGAACGGATCTCGTGGCTGTTGATATTGTCCGGAAGCCACATTTAGTCTTTCCAATAGGTAACTAGCTGAGTGCCTTGGGGGCTGCACACTGTCACGGCTATCGCTGGTCTGGACGATAACCATAGCGCTGTCTATCTCTGTACCGCCTTCGCTTTGTCTTTGTGCTTGCATGGTGTTTCTCCTTTACGCATCCCGGCACTACAGCACCGGGTGATCCTTTGATTGCAGAATGATTAGGCGCGCTGAAAAATCCAGCAGCGCACCGTCATGGTCTTTTTGGGCATGGCATGGCTGACGGCTTGCGCAGCACGCACCGCGCTGTAAATAGGCTTATTGGTTTCCAACCACTTACGGCTGCGGCTGTTCACCAACAGTCCACGCAACGTCTTGAGGTCGCCCAGGTTCTGTCGGTGCACGCTGGCCATCTCGGCGAACTCGTTGAGATTGATGGCGATCAGTTTCGGGTCGATGCTGTGATTGACCTGCGGGCCTTCCCCGAGACTTTCGAGGTATTCGTAGACCTCCCAAAACTCGGCAACGAGCGGATGATCTGCGCTGATCGCGGCTTGTCGCTCCAGCGCCATGCCCATCAGCGCTTGTTGTGTTGTGGCTACTTGGTTGTCATCGAGCGCGCAAACCAGGCGCAGGCAATCCCCCAGAGCCATCAACTGGCTGTGGTTCTTGATAATCCGTTCCACGCGAATGTCTTTGAGTTCGCGTAACTGCTGTTCGTGAACAAGCACGCGCTCGGCAAACCGAGTCATCACCTGCGTCTCAGCGCGCACGGCCAGCAGAAGAAAATGGCTCAACTGCTCAACCGGAATCAGATTCAAATTGTCAGCGGCCGCGCGACTCTCAGTTGTGACTTCCGGCCGCGCAAAATGCGATTTGATGATCCGCGTAAGGATGGCTTCGGAAGCGCTGACATCGGCGTTCTGACTGATCGCAATCGCCCCACGGAACGGTGGCTCGTAAGTCTCGTTCCCGCTGGTTTTCATGCCTTTGGTACCGAGCGTGCCGCCGCCGTAATAGTCCTTCAGCTCGTCCCAGTCGAAACCTTTGGCGTGGGCTTTGTCTGGTTCATTCCGATCGCCCTCGATCAGCACCACCGGCATATTGGAAACTTGCCCCATCGCCCGCTGACGTCCGGCCCGGGTCGATTTTGAAGGATCAAAACCCTCATGCTCGCGGCCGAGCAACTTCCACAAAAAAGTCAGTAACGTGGTCTTGCCGGCGCCGGCCTCACCGGTGACCTCAAGGAACGGAAACGACTTGTACTTCGCTCGGATCTGTTCGGCGAACAGCGAGCCAAACCAAAAGGCGAGAGCGACAATTCCCTTGGCGCCAAAGCACAACCACAACATCGGCAACCAGTCAGTGCGGTACTGCTTCCCGTCGCGCTGAATGTGTATGGTGATCGACTTTTGCAGTGTCTTGAGTCGCAGCTTGCCGAACTCGAAAAAGTCTTCCTTGTTCACCAAGCTGACGATGCCGCCCCGTACTGCGAGATCGCCGAACACGTAGCAACTGTGCTGCTTGCTGTACCCGATGAAATCCACCGTCTCAACGGTCTTCAAGCCGAACAGCTGATCCTTCATGATCTTGTCGAGCTGCTTGCTGCTACCGGTGAACACCGCGCCGGCAGCCATCCCCAACAGCCGTTTTTTGAACTCACTGGCGGCGGCAACCTGGCCGCCGGTGAACGTGTTTTTTACGCTGCCACTGTCGTGGGGGAAGTCGACGCGAAAGTAATACCAGGATTCGTCGGTGACTTCGTTGCGCTGAAAATACAGTGCCTGTGGGTAGCAGTTGGCAATCTCGACAACACCACCACATTGCCGCAGTGCTTTTTGCCGGCGCTGGCCTTCGCTGAGTAGCTGGTCTTCGTGAAGGTCGGAAGCTTCCAGCGCATGCATCGCCCGGCTGAATTTCTCCAGGTCCATCTTGAACCAGTACAAACGGCTGTCGAAGCCGAAGTGAAATTCATGGCGCTCACGCCAGTCGTACATCAAAACGCCTTTCTCTGAGGCGCTTTCCGCGATCAGTAACGCGCCGTGATAGCGGGCGGTCGCCACGTCTTTTTTGATCTGCTCGGCGCGCTGATTTTCATCATCGATGAAAGCCCAGCGCTGATGTAGATCGTTCCAGTCGACCTTGCGGCTGTCCGTCTGCGGGATCTGCGCGGCCTCGCATTCGTAACCTAAGGCTCGAGCCTGGCGCACCCAGCGCTTGGTGTACTTGTGCGCGCCCGGTTCGTTGTCCAGTGCCCAAACCAGCTTTGGCAGCTTGCCGCCGCGCTGGCGTGCGAGTTCCTTTAATGAATCCTCGGGGAAAGCGTTGGACGACATCGCGGACGCTGCCGAAATGCCGTTATGCATCAAAGCGATCGCGTCGAAAATACCCTCGACAATCCAAAGCTCTTTGACCTCCAGCAGCTCGATAGAGGGCGGGCACCACCAGACACCACGCGGACTGTCGCCGGGCTTGAAGCGCGCTTTCATCTTGCCGAAGCGATGCGGTCGATCGATCAGGCGTTCCCAGTAACCTCCCTTTTCAAGCGTGAACCGCACCGTGGCGCTGCCGGCGTTTAACGCCTCAGAGAAATACGTTTCCTGAGAGAACCAGCCCTGAATCAGATCAAACCGAAAGCCTCGGGCAAACTCAAGGTAAGCCCGAGCGGTCGCCAAGGGAAATTGCTCAGAGGAGGGCGCGCGCTTGCTCCAGTCGTCGAACAAATCTTCGTAGATATCTTTGAGGTGCCACTGCTGCGCGCATTTGCTTTCTCGTCCGCAGATGAGCAACCAAGGCTCGGCATACCGCGTGTAGAGCTCTTTCTTTCCACACGCGGGGCATTTGCCGCCTCGCAGGTAATCGGTGCTCAAGCGGCGCTTGAGTCCATAGTCATCTGCGAGGCGCTGCAATACATCGGCGTGCAAAGTGCTGGGAAAGGCACTCACCAAGAACGCCTTCTCCAGATTTCTTCAGAGAGCGCAGTGATCAACTGCTGCTTAACTTTCAACGACGGAATGGCCGCCAGCATTGCGTTGAGCCTGTGTTCGATGGGAATGAGGCTGAACCGCTCTTCGTCCCAGTGCTTTTGATGAAGTGCGGCATACAGATCGCGAATGTCATCCAGAAGCTTGCACGCTTCGATACGGCTCAGTGTCAGGTTGATGCAGATGGAATCTTCCATGAAATCCTCGATTTTTAGGCAAAGCATTCCCATCACCCTGCGGATCAGGGATGCGGGGTACTGATATGAGAAGGGTTAGAGCGTGTCGGTGACCTGGCTAGGCGCGCGTTCGGCCTGCAGCAAGTCATTCCACGCCAGGTACACCAGTTTTTCTGCGAGGTTGGCCGGAACCTCAAGGGCTACGATCAAATGGTGTTCGGCGCTGCTGAACAAGCGATCTGAGTCGACGAGGTACTCAGCTCGATGCCGCAACAGGTAGGCGTGAGCTGCGTCCTGCATGCAGGTGCGATAGTCAGGGGCGAAATGGATGGTGTTCATCGTCCGGCCTCCATTGCCTGAGGCGGAATCAACGACATCTGATTGTCATCGGGCTGCATGGCCGCTCGACGCAGCGCCACACAAGCCAGGGGAAGTTGCACGGCAGGGTTTGCCATACCGCTGGGGCTCATCTCATGCGTCATCTCAAACTCAGCCCGGACAGACCAGCCGCAGGCTTCGTTGAGGCATTGCAGATAAGCGACACGCAGAAAAATATGAGTGCCTTCGCTGGTGCGTATTCGCATGCGGTTATGGCAGTGGGGGCAAACAAGTTTGTAAGTGCTCAATGGCGGCATCCTTGCGTTGAGTGAACGATTTGAATCTCAGTCTCCGGCGCTAACAGTGCCGACCTTGATGCCCAGCAACACCGCAGCGTTATGAGCTTTGCCGCGAAGTCCTTTCTTGCGGCCGTTGAGCAAATCACTGACCAAGTTGCTATTGAGGTCATTACGGCGACAAAACTCGGCAAGGCTGATGCCTTTCCGATCAAGTTCCGCTCGGGCTTGCTCGGTTGTGAGTGGGGCGGGCATAGTGTCCATTCGTGTGCATTCGTGTTGGTTTGATTTCATTATGCCCAAATAGTTGGGCCTGTAAAGGGTGAAAGCTTGAAAAGTTGTGCATCTCAGGAAGACTTGGACGTTGGAGTAGGTGAGCGCTTGCGCGAGGAAAGGACGCGCCTGGGCCTTAACCAAGATGCCTTTGCACAGCAGGGCGGCATCACTCGCAACACGCAGGGCAGCTATGAAAAAGGCGAGCGTAATCCTGATTCTGCCTACCTCATCGCCGTGGCCAGAGCCGGTGCGGACGTCCTTTACGTCTTGACCGGTGTACGTCTATCGCCAACTGCCAACGAGCTGGATGCTGCTGAAAACCAACTCATTCAACAGCTTCGAACGCTGTCTGAATATGACCAAAAAGCTGTGCATCGAATTGTCGGCGCTATGGCCGAAGTCACCCACCTTTCTGCTGCCAAGAAATAACTCGTCGAGATTTAAAACATTCGTTACGACGGATTTCAGTTTTGATTTTCCACACTCATGAGTAACGTTGCCCCTCAATGCACTTAATGGAGTAGTGGGCATTTGGATCAAGACAAAAAAGAGAACATACGCACGGATAAACCAAAGTGCGAAATGTCCGAGTTAACGCAAGAAGAGCGGAATCTTCTTACATGGTATAGAGCGATGTCTGAAGCGGATCGTGGATACATACAGCGCATATCACAGGCGCTTATCCACAAACCGTGATACTTGTTCAGTTCGAGCGACCCATAACTTTTGTGATTAATTGGATAGAAATGGAAAGCCCAAAGGAAGCCCGGCCCTGCGTCGGGCTTTTTGATGCTCGGGGGAGGGCGCGAAAAGCACGCCCAACCACCGTCGAAGCACTCAAACGCAGAGGCTCCGCTCGCTATTTTGCGGATTTCAGAGTCACCGGGCCAGGGCGTGGTGACATGGCTTTGAGGACATCATCGACCACCGCCTTTGCGAACACCGTCAGGAAGTGTGCGCCCCAGGCATATCGGTCAGTTTCCTTCGCGAAAGCGGCGTCTTCTGCCAGTGATTTGGTCAGGCACAGCAGATCTGATGCCTGCGTCAATGCGTCTTTGAACGGAACGCCGGCACAAACCTGAAACAGTGGCTTGTCCCCGCAATAGATGAAGTGGGTGTGACCGATGGTTTTTTCTTCGGCTTCTTCGATCATTTGGCACCTCCATTAATGGAGGGCAATTGGGAAGAGAATGACATTAAGCGTTGAGGCTGAGGCGGGGCATATATGAGGGTAGCGCTGTACATGGTCTAACTCCTTGACATGAGGAGCTGCCACTGTCGTTTCCAAGCGAATGGGTGGCAGCTGTACGCAGGTTGGAAACCGGGAGTCAAGGAGACCGGCACGCCCTAAAGACGTCCCACGCACAGCCGCCATAACATAAACCTACAGTCGTAAAAGTACGCTGACGCTTATGAGGGGAGCGCTGTTGCGTGACTCGACGGGTTTCCAAGCCCGATCGCTGAATGTGCAGCGATGTCTGGAGAATATTCCGGCGAATTGAAGGTCGGCAAGGCACTTGCCTGCTGAGAGCACAGAAGTCGTGCTTCCTTACGCAACTCGCGGATTTTGCCTACAACCTCGACCTGAGTCACTCGATATTCTGATGGCCGTGCCAAACAGGCGGTGGGTTTGATACAAAAAACGCCACTCCCCGATAAGGGTAGTGGCGTTTTTTGTATCGAAGGCTTGCTTCACGTAGCTGCGGTCGAACTGCGGGTACAAAATTTTTGTGCGGTATCATGATATAATACCATGAACAATAAACAGCTCAGTACGCTCAAAGCCGTATTCTCCAAGCCCGTTCCGAACACGCTGGAATGGGCGCGAATCGAAGCCCTCTTCGGTGCGGCGGGCGCTCGGACCATCGAAGGCAACGGCTCTCGAGTGCGTTTTGAATTGAACGGTGTGGTCGCCACCTTTCACCGACCTCACCCAGACAAAGAAGCAAAGCCCTATCAAGTGCGTGACGCGCGGGCTTTCCTTGAGCAAGCAGGAGTCATCCCGTGAACGTAATGAACTACAACGGCTATGCCGCCCGAATTGATTACAGTGATGAAGACGGCCTGTTTGTCGGCCACATCGCGGGCATCAAAGATGTCGTTGGCTTCCACGGTGAGTCGGTCGCAGAACTGCGCAAAGCTTTCCAAGAGGCCGTAACTGACTACCTTGAAACCTGCGCCAAGCTCGGTCGCGCCCCCCAAAAACCCTACTCGGGCAATCTCAGCCTGCGCCTGGCTCCGGCACTCCATGCGACAGTCGCCGTGAAGGCACAGCTAGCTCACAAAAGCATCAACCAATGGGTGGCTGATGTCCTTGATCGTGAGGCGCACGCCTGAAGTCATCACCATGCGTGGACTTGTCGGTACTCGGCAAACTCCACGCATGGTCTTTAAACACATTTTTTCGCCACCACAAATTCGACCCGACTCGTGCAACGATTGGATATCACTGCATTAGAGCCCTCACTACCGCCTTAGGATCGGCCAAACATCACAGCTCCTATAGCGATGATGAACATCGACGCTACCGCGATTGCACTGATTTGCAAAATCCTATTAAGCCGGACCTGTTTCGCATTCAGAGTTGAAACTTGGGCTTCGACTTTTGCAATCAAGGTAGTGAGATCGGAAACATTCTCGAATTGTTTATCTATCTTCTCCCCCAAAACGCGAATAAATGGACTGATGTCAGGTGCAGCGATGGTTAAAGGCGTGGTGGCTGTAGGCTCTACGTTATTTTGCGAGACGTCCTTCTGCTTTCGATCACCCGCCACAGCGATCAAACTGGCGCCCGCCCCAGAGCAAGCGAGGTTGATGAAGTACAAAATGGCATCGAGCCATTTGGTGATGGCGCGAAAGGATTGGATGGGGGGCAGTCCGATATGCTCACTGACCAAAGTACTAAGCCAGAAAGAGTCAATCGCCTTCTTCACCATTTCCTTGTTACTCTCCGAACTTAGGTCAGCCAACATAGGTTCAATCGTGATCTTACTAATTAAAGCAGTAATCACGGCTAACCCTAGCAAGGCTATTCCTTTTGGCATCGGTTCTATCGGTGCGAAGATGATCAGAATGAATAAAGCCAAACCACCCGTTACCAATGAAAACTCCGCAGCGATTGGTTCTCCGGACGCAGTGTAGTAAAGCGGTAGATAAAACCAGGTGAAAGCAGCGGCGATGAGCCAAAGTATTTTGAATATCCAAGAGATAGATGTACGCATTTATTTTAACCTTCCAGTTGGTAAGCGTAGGTCGACGGCCGATCATGGCCGTGACTAAAATTTGTGGCCGCGAGCATAGGCTTGCGCTAAAGGATACCGTGAACAGGCCGCCTATTGCTTACCAGAGCATCGGGCTCAAAGTCCGCGGCGAAAGAAAAGGGATGTGGTCAGATAGGAAGAATTAACCGTGGTCCCTGATTGCGTACATTCCCAACTGCTCGGTCCACAGCAAACCATTCAAAGTCTTCCGTAGGTCTGCACATTGTCATAGCTATTTCCGCAGCCCTTTGTGGATCCAGTCCCGGTTCTAACCATTCCCGAGCCGCAGCGGGCACCAATACCAATGGCCGGCGATCATGAATGTCGACCATGCCCTGATCGCTGGCTGCGGTGATGATGACGTACCCGTCCTCGTCGTTCGGTTCCAGCCCTGGTGTCACCTGAGCTAGTGCGCCAAAAAACATCGGCGCCTGGCTTTTCAAACGAATGAAGTAGGGCTGCGTCTTCTTCGGATCATCCGGATCTTTCACCCATTCAAACCAACCATTGGCAGGTGCGATCACTCGGCCGTTTGGCCAAAGCTGTTTGAAAAACTTGCCAGTAGTTAATGTTTCCACACGCGCGTTGATCGGGTCTGGTCGCTTACCCTTCGCCCAAAACGGTGACCACTCCCAGCGCACCTTGTCGACGCTTAAACTAGCATCCACTGATCGAATAATCTCGACTCGAGTAGTGGGAGCTACGTTGTAGCGGTCGATGGCCCAGAGATCGTACCCATTGATGACCAACTGCTGAGGAGACAGTTCTTTCAGGTAGTGATCCATCGACTCGTAAATAGAATAACGTCCGCACATGGTGTCACCCGTCGAAATGTCCTACATCCCTCATTGACCGCGTGAAGCTCCACGAGTTTACTGTATGTGCATACAGTCAATTCCTCATCAGGTTCGCATCATGAGTGTCACCATCCTCGGCCCGCTGTCGGAGGGGGGCGAAAAGCTCCCGCTCTATTCCTTTCAAATTCCGGCGGGTTTTCCTTCTCCGGCGGCCGATCACATCGAGAAGCACATCTCATTGGACGAGATTTTTGAGATCCGCGCTCCCCATGTATACCTGGCCAAAATCGAGGGCGACAGCATGGAAGGCGAAGGGATTTTTTGTGGGGACCTGGTCGTCGTCAATCGGAGCCTGAATGCCGAGCACGGCGATATCGTCATTGCCGGTCTTAACGCCGAACCCATCTGCAAGCGACTGCACCGTCGCGATAACGTTGTCATGCTGCTCTCAGCAAATAGCAAATACCCGCCGCGTTACGTAATGGAGGGTGATGAATTGGTGATTTGGGGCGTAGTGACCTATAGCGTGCGCGACCATGGCAGGTCGTGAGCGGGTCTTTGCCCTCATTGACTGCAACAGCTTCTACGCAAGCTGTGAGCGAGTCTTTCGCCCTGACCTTGCCAAGACTCCGATCGTTGTTTTGAGCAACAACGATGGCTGCGTCATCGCCCGCAGCTACGATGCAAAACCCTTTGTGAAAATGGGCGCGCCGTACTTTCAAATCAAAGACGTGTTGCGCCAACACGGCGTGCAGGTCTTCAGCAGCAACTACGCGTTGTACGGCGACATGAGCGAACGCGTGATGACAATCATCGAGTCCATGGTTCCGGCGGTGGAGGTGTACAGCATTGATGAAGCCTTCGCCGATCTCACCGGCATTCCGGGTGACCTGACCACCTTCGGCCGAACCATTCGCGCCGCCGTCTACAAAGGAACAGGCATCCCTGTTGGCGTCGGTATTGCGCCCACCAAGACCCTAGCCAAACTTGCCAACCACACAGCAAAGCGCTTGCAAGCGCATACCGGCGGAGTGGTGGATATCTGCGACCCCGTCAAGCGCGACTGGGTGTTGCGAAATACAGACGTCGGTGAAGTGTGGGGAGTTGGGCGCCGAATGAAAGCCCATTTCGAAAGCATGCAGATCAGAACAGCAATGGACCTGGCGAAAGCCGACCCCTGGACGCTACGGCAGAAGTTCAGCGTAGTGATCGAGAAGACTGCTCGTGAACTGACCGGGACGTCGTGTCTGGAGCTCACCGAAGCCGAACCCGTCAAACAGGAGATCTGCAGCAGCCGAATGTTTGGGAAGAGGCTGACCACCATAGAGCCGATCAAGGAAGCGGTGGCCACCTACGTACACCGGGCTGCGGAAAAATTGAGAGCGCAGGATTCGTTGTGTAAGAAGATCCGCGTCAGCATTCGAACCGGTATGTTCAGTCCGGAGGAGGCCAAGTACGCCAATGGGGCGCTGGTTGAACTGCCTTACCCTACGAATGATGTGCGGCTGCTGACCAAGGCCGCGACTGATGCAATCAACCGTCTGTTTCGGCCGGGCTTCAGATACAGCAAAGCTGAAGTTTTGCTGATGGACCTGCGACAGCCCGGAGAGTTTACGGATGATCTGTTCGCGCAATCACAACCGCTAGCCGCCGAAAAAGTTATGGGGGTTTTGGATGAGATCAATCAACGATGGGGTAGCGGAACGCTGCGCGCCGGCAGTGTGCCGTCAGCGCCTGATTGGGGGATGCGGCGGGAGATGATGAGTCAGAGCTTTACTACAAGGCTTGATCAGTTGTGGGTTGTGAAGTGCACTTAGGAGGCGGGGCACTACACATTTAGCACTTGGTTTGGGATGATTAATGCCTTAATTTACGTAGATCTTTGTGGTTTTTAAAAAGGATTTTGGTTATGGCTCTAGATTGGAATTGGTTTTTTAGTTCGCTGTCGCAGTCGGCTGCAGCCATAGTGGGTATCTTCGGGGCCTTTATTATTACTAAGATTTTTTCTAATCAAACGGTGTTTCGTGATAAAAACACTAAGCTGAAAGATTTATTGGTTCAGGCTAGGAAGATTTCTGATGTTGCTAATAGTCATAATATTGAATGGTATAACGAGCAGTATAATAAGTACGAGTTTGATGATTTTTTGATTCTTCTCGAAGAGTCTCATAGGGGTGAAGAGTCGTTGGATAAAATTACAGAAGAGGTTTTGAATGAGTTCATTGATCAAAAACAGTTTTCTCCCTACTCTGACAGTAAGGATGTGAGAAGGAGTTTGACTGAAATTGCTCATAAATTTTGCTCGGATAATGTTAAGAAACGAGAGGAGCGTCAAGCCGAGGCTGAGGCATATGCAAGATCTCAGAAGAGTGATGTTCCGAAAAGAAATATCTTCGGTATGCCTGCGGGTATTGGTGCAGGGTATATCAGTATGCCGCAATCCCATTCGCTTGATTATATTTCCCGGACGCCGATACCTTGGGAAGATATGAAAAAAATAAGCAGTGGTTTCAAACAAAGTTTTTTGGAAACCAAGCACCATTGTAGGCTGGTGACGGAATTTTTAGAGTCGATTGATGGTGATCCAGAGTCTCCAAAACAAATCTCCTATGCTCTTGCGCTTGTGTTGTGTATTTTTTTCATAGGTGTGATTTACCCTTTGAGCTTTTTGCCAGCTAACGGCGAGCCGAACCTCGGTTTTTCAATAGCAATATTGAGTTATAATATTTTTTCATTCAAAGGTTACTTGCTTGGGATCGTAAGTCTCGCTTTTAGCATAATTGTGGCGCTGTTTTTTAATACACATACGCATATGAAATATCCACAGGGTGATGTTGATAAAATTAAATCGTTTAGATCGCCTGTAAATTACTGTTCGGATTTTAAGGTTTTTATTGGCTAGCAATTATATCCAGTTGTACGTGATGTTTTAATTCTCAGAACAATAGGAGCATGACGTAGTGGGTAAGGCAGGAGAAATAAAGCGGAATCACCACTATGTTTGGGCTCACTACCTGAGAGCCTGGGCTTCGGGAAATGACATATGGCATCTAGGGCCAAGTGGAGCGGTTTCGTGTAATAGTGTTAAAGGGCTTTCTAAGGAAGAAGGATACAATGATGTAGTTGCTTTAACTCATGAGGATGTCGATTTTCTTAAGCGATGGCCAACTCATGACTCTACGGTTTTGAAGGATTTTCACAAGCGACAGATTGCCTATTTTGAAGTTGTCTCTGCATTGATAAATTGCCACCGTGGTCGCGAGAATAGTTCGGATTATGAAAAGCTATGCAGAATATCAAGAGAAGCTGAAGCGAATTTTTTTGAGGAGACGCATACGGCTATTGAGCTTTTAGCGCGACCTATACTCGATCAGTTGGTCTTGGGGAGTGTCGCTTGCCTGGATGATCGCCAAAATAGTACGAACTTTTGCAATTTTTTAGCACATCAGCTTTTTCGTACACGAAAGATTAGAGATCGTATTTTCGATGAACATCAAAAGGTAGAGTCGAAAAGCGCCGCAGAGGAAAAATATAAGCGGCTTTTTAAGAAGAATTGGTGGCTCCTAAGCTTTATGAATGGTAGTGGTTTTGGTTATGGGCTTGTTTTGGGGTGGCCAAATTCAAAAAAGGTTTTTATCAGAAACGATACAAATATTCCATTTATCACTAGTGATTGCCCTGTAATAAACTTGCAAGCATCGGCTGACCCTTTAAATAGGTTGAGTACTTCGGAGTCGTTAGATTTATATTATCCGATTTCGCCAAAATTTGCGTATATTATTGCAGATAGCAGTAATTATGAGCATATGTCTCTTGGTGTGTGCGAGGATGAAGTGCGTCAGTTTAATATAGCCATCGCGAACAACGCTCATCTTACTATCTATTCAAATTCTGAAAAGTCAATAAGAGAGTTTAAACCTCATTTTCGCAGTTCTTGGAAGGCTTAGAGGAACCTTGTCAGGTAGGCGGTTGCCGGTTCTCTAAAGGTTCGATTAAATACATTATTTTTTTGAGCGTGCGAGTATTACTCGCAACGCGTTGTTTATCTAACCCATCCTCCCCGAGTCAACGTATTCGCGATCCACTCCGCCACCTGCGTAACAACGGCATTTCCGGCACCGAAAGCCTCTGCAAGGTTGGCCGCATCCAGTCCGAGGCAAAACCCATCATCCTCAGCCGCTCGCTGCCGCTCAGCCATCTGATTCCATCCGTTCGCGTGAGCGACGAGAGTGGTACAGCCCATAGCGATCTGAGAGGCGGCTCTGTCCGCGAGTAGAGTATTGGCAGCCCAGGCATCCGCTGGGCGTGGCCAGTGCTGCGATAGAGACGCTGGAGGTATTGCGTCCACTGGCGCGGCGTCAGCCAGGAACTCGAAGGGGGGCATTTGTCGATAACCGGCGACCAGGAATATGCGGCGACGTTGCTGGGGGACTCCGAAATATTGAGCATTAAGCACTCGCCAAAATCCCACATACCCGCAGTCCGCAAGGGCCCGGATGACTGTTTCAAAGTCGTGGCTATCGTTGACAGCGAGCAGGTTAACGACGTTCTCAAGCACCACCCAGCGAGGTTGAATTTCCTTGAGGATTCGTATGACTTCCCAAAACAATCCGCTGCGCTCGCCGCGTAGTCCTCGGGTATCTCGGTTGCTTTCTCGGGCGCCGGCGATGCTGATGTCCTGACAGGGGAATCCTGCAGTGAGGACATCGACCGAACAGAGGTTGTGGGCGCCGCAGTGGCGCACGTCTTCAAATTGCTGTGCGTGGGGAAATCGATCGGCAAGCACAGCCCGGTTGATGGGATTGAGTTCAACTTGCCAGGCGCTGCGGTATCCCGCGTTTTCAAATCCGACATCAAAGCCTCCTATGCCTGCGAACAGGCTGCCAAGGGTGGGTTGGGGCATTCAGGAACTCGTTGTTCTGGATGCTCGCGGCACGCTGGGGGGAGGCTCGGGGCCTTCAGGTGGTTGAGTGTCCGGCAGCGCGGGCACTTGATCTGTAATTCAGTGAAGCCGCTGGCGGCGGCGAGTTTGCGGCAGCAATGGCCGCAGCGTATGTCCTGCATGAAATCGTCCTTGATGGGTCATGGTTTTTCTCGTTGCAGCTTTTTCCACTCGCGATCTGCCGCACGTTTGGCGTTGCTCTCAGTGGCGTACAGCCAACGTAAGCGTTTTGGCTTGCGCTGTTCGCCAGTCGTTACCGGCTTCTGCGCTCCGGTTTTCTTGTCTCGGTAGTACGCGATGACGCCTGTGAATTCGTCTTTGTTCTCCTCAGCCAATGCCTCGATTGTGTCCTCCGGTAATTTGCTCTCAAGTTCCAGACTGACGATGTAGCCGCTGTCTGCGCTGAGGGAGTGCTGCACGTTGCCGCCATACCAGATGATTTCGTCGATCTCAGGTTTCACACCTTCCAGCGTGTAAGTCAGCTCCGGGATCAGTTCCGGTCTACCCACAGCCAAGACGTAACTGAGCGTCGCGCTGCCGCGTTGCAGTCGGTTGAATTCGGCGCGGGCGGCGCGTAGGGCCGATTGCCGATCGCTATAGGTGTGGCGCAAATCCTTGAGGTTTTCGCCGCCACCCGCGATTGCGTGCTGCTTTTCGGCGTTGTTCACGTCGTAGAAATAGGCGCGCACTCCGTCGTAACTATCGCGGTCGGCTTGCAGGTAGCGGTGTTGGTCGCCGTCGACGCGAGTCAGGGTGATGTGGGGCAGTTCGGCGCCGCTGGCGGTCTTTCCGCCGCCGGCCGGGAGACACAACAGGCAGCCAGCCTTGACGGTGACGACGGCATCGAATTCTTCGCCGAGGCGGCTGATCAGATTGGCGTCGGATTCATTGGCCTGGTCGAGTTGCAGGATGGGTAAACCGCCGAGAGTACCGGCGATGGTGGCGGTCAGGCCGTTGCCCAACGCGATGTCTCCGAGCACGTCGCCGAGGGTGGTGTTGCTCCAGCTGCGTTCGCGCTTGGTCTTCAGACTCTTACGTAGATCGGCGGATCGAGCGCGAATGGTCAGCACATCGGGTGTGCCGGAGTGTTCGGCTTCATCGACGGTGTAGGTGCCTTTGTCGATCAGGCCGGTGTCGCTCCAGCCCAGCCACAGCCGAATTAGCGCGCCTGTGGGAGGGATGGCCAGCAGCCCGTCATGATCGGTGAGGGTGATGCTGAGCTGATCGGCTTCGATGCCGCGATTGTCGGTGAGGTCCAGGCTCATCAGGCGCGGGCTGATCATCTGGGCGATGTCGTTGCCGTCTACAGTGATGCGGAACGCCGGCACTGGATTCGCGGCTTCGCTCTGGTAACGTGAAAGTGCCTTGTCCAGATAACCGGTGACGCGGGAGAGGGCGACGTCGGTCACAGCAGTGCCCTCATGATGCTGATGCCCACGCTGGTCCCGGTGCCGATCAGATCGATACGGTCGTCATCGATGCGCTTGAGGCTCACTGTGAATTCAATACGCCGGGGTGTGCCGTCACGGAAAAACAGGGTCTTGGTTTCGCTCAGGCTCTCGATGATCCACAAGCCGTAGATCCGGCCGGTGCCTTCGACCATCGGCCAGGCTTTACCGGTGTTGGCCATCAGCCGCAGTGCATCGAGGCTGAGCGCGCTGCCGGCCAGTTCCGGCAGGATGACGCCGGGCAGGGTGATCGAGTCGTCACCCCGGCCCAAAAACTGCCGAGCCGGTGCCGAGCCGACACGGTTGCTGCTCGTGTGGCGCCATTCGGTCTGGCGTTGCAGGGCTTGGTAGGCAGCGGTGGAGAGACTGAAGACGAACATGCCCAAGGCAAGCATCATGGGCGTTACTCCAAATCGGCCAAACGGCTGCGTTGACGGGCTTCTTTCTCGTACTGGATGCGGGTCATCTCGGCGCGTACCGCACGACCAATCGCCAACGGATCCATGCCCGGGGCAGCGTGGATGTTGATCTCGTAAGTGTCGTGGCTGTCGCGAATCGATGGCGATGTAGGTTTAAGCGGAGATCGGTTGTCAACGGTCAGCGAATGGTTTCTCGCGCCCGGCGTAAAGCTGATCGCTTTGGTTGTGTCGTTGAGTCGCTGAGTCAACCCGCTTAGCACGCCGATCGGTTGACGTTGATGACGCTCCAGTCCTTGAGCGAGGCCGGCCATGGTGAAACCGCCCAACTCGGCGAAGACGCGGGAAGGGCTGTTGATACCGAGCTTCTCCTTGAACCATCCAATGGTGGAGTCGCCGATATCGCCCATGACATTTTTCAGCTCGCTGATCCCGGCCTTCAGCCCTTTAACCAGCCCGTCGATAATCATCCCGCCGAACTCGGTAAACCGGCCGGGCAGCTCAATGCCGAGGTATTTCATGACGGCCGCGAAGGCCTGATAAAGCAAACCCACGGGGCTGAAGTTGATCAGGGTCTTGAGGATGCCGGTCGTGCCACCGTTGAAACCTGCTTTGATCTCTTTCCAGGCATCGGTGAAGTAGAGCTTTACCGCGTCCCAGTTTTCATAGAGCAGATAGGCGGCGCCGGCGATAGCGGTGATGGCCAAGCCGATGGGGTTCAACATCAGCGCGCGCCCGAGGAGCAGCAGCGCTTTACCCACGAACGGCAACACCTTGCGACCAAGGCTCCACAACAGGCTGATCAGGCTGGGCAGGCGAATCCCCAAGCTCAGGAGCATGAGCCGCAGCGCCACGAAGGGCAGCATAACACCGGCAACCGTCACCATCAGGCCGCCGAGCACCACCACTAACCCCGCGATGATTGCTACGGTTTTTACAATGGTGGCCGCCAGTTCCGGATGCTCGGCCGCCCAGCTTTTTACACCGCGAATAACCTCAGTGATGGATTGGATCAGCGACCGTAAAGGCCCGTCCTGCTGATCCTGCAATTCAATGCCCAGATCCTGCCAGACACTGCTTAACGTCGTCAGGTCGCCTTTCAAATTGTCAGCCATGACTTTGGCGGTGCGAGCCGCTTCGCCCTGGCTTTCACGCAGGTTGGCAATCAGTTTTTGCAGCTCGCCATTGCCGGCCTGATCCACCAATTGGGCCATGCCTTTGACGGCTTCTTCACCGGCAATGGCCTTGAACAGCCCACCTTTTTTCGCAGTGCCCAAGTCTTTGGTTTTGTCGTGAATCTCTTTGAGGATGTCCGGCATTTTCCGCAAGTTGCCGTGAGCGTCAGCAGTGCGGATCTGCAATTGTGCGAGTGCTTTTTCTGCAGCTTTAGGCGGCGCTGCCAAGCGGTTCATGATCGAACTCAGGGCCGTGCCGCCCATGCTGCCTTGCAAACCAGCATCACCCAATTTGCCCGCCATCGCGGCGGCGGTTACCAGCTCGACGCCGTAGGTCTTGGCCATTGGTGCGGCGTATTTCATGGTTTCGCCGAGCATCTGCAAATTGGTGTTGGAGCGGGTAAACGTGCCGACGAGTACGTCGCCCAGTTTGCTCATGTGCTCGGCATCCATGCCGAGTCCGGAGAGAATGTTTGAAGCGATATCGGCGGTCTGGGCCAACTCAGTACCGCCGGCAGAGGCGAGGTCGAGCATGCCGGGCATGGCGGCTTTGATCGCTTTCGGCTGGAAGCCGGCCATGCCCAAAAAGCCCTGAGCATCGGCGGCTTGGCCGGCGGTGAATTGTGTGGAACTGCCCAGCCCTCGCGCCTGCTTGCGCAGATCCGATAGCTCGACAGCGTTTTGATCGAGACGGGTGATCGCTTGCACCTTGCTAATGCTGGCATTGAAGTCTATTCCGGGCATGATCATCTTTGCGCCGGCATACAGCGCCGCGCCTCCACTCGCTGCCGCTGCCGTACCTTTCCCGGCCATCGAGCTGGCAACATCTCGCTGACTTTGTAGAGCGGCGCGGGCCGCTGCCAGCCTTCGCTGTTGAGCCGCCAATGCCGCTAAACGCCGGGTCTGCTCAGTGATGCTTTGATTTGTAGCATCGGTTTGCTCACGCAGGCGGCGCTCATGCTGGCTGAGGTTTTGCGTGCTGATGCCCGCACCGTGTAGCCGAGTACGAAGCCGCTGTAGCTGCTCGCTGTTGTGCTGGTGTTGTTGTTTGAGCTTCTGCGCTTCACGGACGGCATTGCGCAAATCTTGTGTCATGGCCTTGGTCGGCGCGCCGGTTGCAGCCACTTGCTGACTCAGCGTTCGGACTTTGTTGCGTGCTGCTTGCAGCGCCTGTGCCGTCATCTTGGCCGCCGCGCGTTGCGAGCGCCAGGCGCTCACATCTTTTTGCTGCGAGTTGAGTTCCTTGAGCTTGTCGCGGGCGTCCTTCAAGGCACGGGCTGCGCCGATGCTGCTGTTGTTGATCGCCCTCAGTGGCCGAGTGGCCTGATCGATGGCGCTCAGCAATACCCGCAGTTTCAGATCATTCGCCATCGACGACACTCCGCAACCTGGCGCGCTCGCGCCATTCCATCAGCTCTTGCAGGCCCAGCGAATCCATGTCCGCTGGCGCCCAATGAAAGACCACCGCCAAGTCAGCCATGGCGTCCTCTACGCAACGAGGCAGACATCCGTCTTCGCCGACTTCTGCAACAAAAAAGCGGAAATCTTGCTGCCGCAGGCCAGCAGATCCGCCGGGTCCATGCCGGCGGCTTCCGGCGCGGTAATGCTGGGTGAAGTGATGCGCGGCAGGATCTTGATCAGGGTTGCCACGTCCATGTTCAGCAACTCGATCAACTGGACGCCACGCAGTTCGCCCGATTGGGGTTTGCGCAGAGTGAGCGTATCGATTGTGGTTTTACCGCGAGTGATGGGCGTGTCGAGGGTGACGCTGTTGTCATCGGCAGAAGGGGTGGTTTCTTGTGTTTCGGTAGTCTGCATGGGAGTGTCCAAAGGTTGGGGAAGGTCAGAGACCGATCGCGGCACGCTGCTTTTCGAGCATGTCGACGCCGTTCACGTTCTCGATGAAATTGAGCAAATCGATCTCGATGATTTCTTCGTTATCGACGATGAGCTTGTAGTAGGAGCAGGTCGTGGTGATGCTGTGTTCGGTGTCTTCGCCAGGTTGGTTGTCGCCCATCTCGATGGTCTCGTGACGGCCGCGCATGACCACTTCAACGGCGCTTACATCACCGGTGTCGTCCTGCTGGAAGGCGCCGGCGAAACGCAGGGCGATACCCGAAGCGTTCACGGCGCCGAACTGGCGCAGCGCGATCAGGTCCAGCCCGCCGGTCTTCCATTCGAACTGGATGCCGTCATCGGAGAAGCCCAGATCAGCCTTGACCGGGCCGTTCATGCCGCCGCCGCGATAGCTCTCCATCTTGCGGCCGAGTGGGGGCAGGGTGACGCTCTTGACCACGCCGACGTAGCTGTAGGCGTCGTTGAACAGGTTGAGGTTTTTCAGTTTGCGCGGCAGGGCCATGGCGCCGTTCTCCGGTTAGCGGTTGATCTGGCTGGCGAAGTTGATGAGGTAGCGGTCGGTGATGCGTTGACGCAGGGTCAGGTCTTCCAGCGGCGGGATCGGCGTGTAGTCATAATCCAGCCAGAGCTTGCCGGCCTTGAGGGTGTCTTTGGTGTTGATGTCTTCGGGATACCAGCAGCCCCCGCCGACCAGATACCCTGCCGCGACCTTGGTGCGAAACTCGGCGTTGACCGCTTCGATCATGTCGCGCACCAATGAGGCGTGCATGGGCTTGTCCATCGCCCACATTTGCGCGCCGGCCATGGTGTCGGCCAACACTTGCGCGGTGCGGGTGTAGTTCTCGAAAGCGAACTGCGGATCGTCGCTGCAGGTGCGGCTACCCCAGAACCGAAAGCCGCCCTCGTTGATCAGCGTGGTGACTTCGTGGCTGTTGAGGTAGTTGGCATCGGTCACCGGGTTTTGCAGATCCCAGAACACGTCAGCGTTGATGCCGGTAACGCCATTCACGGCGACGTTGGATAAGGTTTTGTGCCAGCCGGTTTGCTGATCGATCTTGGCGCGCAGGCCTAGCGCATTGGCCACCGCGCTCGCGTTGGCAGTCTTGTTGGTGGCGGTGTTCCAGTTGAGGAAATCAGGCCAGATGACCATGGCTTCCCGCGCGCCGAAGTTGCGGCGGTATGTAACTGCCTCTTCTTTGGTCTGGCAGTCCCAGGCGCTGATGTAGGCGAATGCGCGCAGTTGTTGAGCAAGTGCCGTGAGGGCGGTAGCTACGGACAAGGAGTCGAGTCCGGGCACGCCCAGAATGCGCGGTACCAGTCCCAGTCGGGATTTAGCGGCAAGCAGCGCTTTCATGCCCGTGTATTTGCCGGTTTCGGTGGTGGTGCCGATCAAGGCGCTGGCTGTTTCCGCTTCGTCCTGGCCTTCCTTCACGCGCACCACGATGACGTAGGGTTTGGTCTGATTGGCGATGGCTTGCAGGCTGACCGCCAATGTACCCTTTTCACCGGCCTTGCCGATGGCGCTCTGAACGCTGCTGATCAGTACCGGTGTGTCCAGTGGGAAGGTCGTTGCATCGGCATCATCAGCGGTGCAAACCATACCGATGACGGCGGTCGGGATCGTGCGGATCGGGCGTGAGCCATCGTTGAGTTCGATGACCCGGACACCGTGAAGATAATCGGACATGGAAGCGGCCTGTGCGGTGAGTATGAAGTCGAGGCACAGGTTGCCGCTGGAGGATGATTACGTCGTGCTTTGAGCGTTGTAGGTGGCCGGGTTACAACCCAGCGTCAACGGCGAGCGTTGTGGTCTGGAGGTGTCGGCCAATCGACGATTTCGGGAAATGGATCTCGCTGTTCGATGCGATTGAGTTCTACGCTGTAGCGCATCCAGTCCGTTAGAGCGGTCAGTTCTTCAGGTGTCGCAGTCCCCAGCTTTTCTGCGTACTGAAGCGGTGCGATGCGTAATTGCGCGTTACGCAACAGGCCATCGCGGTGCAGCAGGGTCTGAGCACTTTGGGCCGCTTGCAAGGAAGGTTCGTCGAGTGTCCATTGTTCGTTGATCCATCGGAAGTGTTCGCCTGGCCATGGTTGAGCCGTTAGCCCTTCGGGCAGTTCGCCTAATTGCTGCCACGATTGGCTGGTGCCATCAACTGTGCGGAAAACGGTGCCTCGCACATCGCGCACCTGCCGGATATCTCCATCAAGTTGCGCCCATGTCGTGCCTGCTTCGGGCTGAGTAAGGACTTTCGGAACCTGCACCGCGTTGCCAGGGAGTTGCGGACCGAAACCGGGAATATCAGGGAACGTCACCGGGCCGCTCAGGGCGCCGGCATCATCAATCAAATAGGTAATCATGAAGGCCTCAGATCAATTTAATTCGAGCCGGGTAGGCGATGTTGCGTGGCCGGGTTTCTTCCTTTCCCACCGGTCCGATTAAAGGCGGGGATGTGTTGTAGGCCTCTACATGTTTGATATGAGCTGCAGAGGTTGAAGGGGCGGAAAGGAGCGCTACGCGGTCCCCCTTGCCGGATCCAATCGAGACAGGGTGGGTGTGCCGCTCGAAAGTGTCGGGTGTCCATGAGCCGGCAATCCGACCAATAAGCTGCCACTCACCAGCGCCATCCGTCTGCGACTTGTTGGAGACAACAATCTCTGAAGTGTCGACGGAAACAACAGTGGTGCCATTTGGAAAGTCGCCACCCTCCAAAATCATCCCGATCTTCACGCGAGTGCGGCCACTGATATTGCTGATAACCGCGCTTCCTCGTTTGGTGACACCTGCCAGAGTCGATTTATCGACACGCCGGTCTTCATCAAGCACCCGGAAAAATTCACCCCTTGCTTCGGGTATCCGAAAGGTTGTTTTGTAGTCGCCGAACGTCCATGCGCCTTCCAGATATGTATGTTTTTCTGGGTAGAGCATTCCCGATTGTTGAGCGTGATCCCACAGCCATGGCCATTCATTTCTGTTGAGTAGTTGCCCGCTCATGGCGCCGTAGCCACCAGGACTGAATACGGTTGTGGTTTCGAAAACTGGTCGGCCCAATGTCGTACTGTCAAAGCGGCCTATAGGCCACCAACTCCCGGCGCCATCACTGCGCAAGTGCCACCAATCACCGGCGCCCATCAGCACGAGAAATGGGTAACCCTCTGGGTTCAAGTGCGTATGAAACTTCAGGCTGTCTTTGCCGTTTGCCTTGATGGCCAGCCGATTGATGCTGTTGTCTTTGCGGTGAACAACCACATCTCGCATACCGAGTTTGGCGTCAGATGCTGGTAGCTGGATATTCAAGGCTCGGGCACTGGCGTCTATCAGAACGATGCCCATTTCTTGAGGTTTCAAGGTTCTGGATGACGACACGTTAGTGAGCGCTGAGCGTGCGATGACGGAGCGATCCACATAATCTCGGGTCGCCAGTACAACGGCTGGATCGATCTTGAGCTGAATGTTGGCAGTGCCGTTTGTGATGATGTGCATCCGTACCACCTGATTACGTCCCGACCCTTGGACGAGCAGTGGCTTGTAGCTGGGGGGGAGATTCGCAACCGCACAAAACACACCGTCGTTATCTTCGAGTGCCAACTCCCTCATCCACCAGCCGCCAACTTCCGGGGGCAATACCAGTTCGGCAATCAGCACGTTTGGATCGGTAGGGGAGACGTGAAGCTGATTGAGTGGTGCGCGATGGACCTGATTGATCAGTTGAGTTTGTGATGAATCGGGTGTGGGGGCGGTGCCGTTGGCATCACCGATGAGCATGTGGCTCGGCTCCCACGGGATGCCGAGGGCGTCGCAGTTGGTTTTCTTGGCGGCGCCCGCCGTGGTCAGCATGCCGCCGAATATAGAGTTGTGATCAACCATGGGGGTACAGGTCCAGTTCGTCGAGTGTGTAGATGCTTAGGCCGTTGTAGCCCCGGACTGGGATGTCGATGTCCGGGTTGTTCCAGGGGTAAACGTCAATATCGTCCCCGTCCAAAACGGAGATGCCAGCGAATGCGTCGAGTCGGGACTCAAGAATGATGTCGAGGCCGGTCAGGTGCCGGGTGAGGGGCTTGGCGTCGTCGATGAGCCACACCAGTTCCTGGTACATGGCTTCGGTGATGCCGGAGTCGAGTACGCCGATGCGTAAGGTGAAGGTGCCGGGTGTGCCGAGTGGGATGGTCTGCCACCATTCAGCGATCTCGATCAGGTAGCCCAGCGGTTCGACAACACGGCGTAAGGCGCCGATTGTGCCCTTGTGCGAGTGAACGTAGTACGCCGCGCGGCAGGCTGCGCGCTTGGCCGACTCGGGCCATTTGCTGTCCCAGCGATCCACAGAAAAAGCCCAAGCTAGGTACGGCAGCAAGGGCAGCGGGCATTTGTCCGGGTTGTAGAGTGTGCGCAACGGAATTGGCACGCGCTGGATTTCTGCCAAGGCCTGCGCGGCTTGGCGTTCCAGTGGGGTCGAGTTGCCGGGTAGCAGTGGCTGGTAAGTCATCACTCGACTCCCAGTGTTAGTTCTACGCTCGTGCAATACGGCGCCTGGTACTTGGTGGCGACGATGTCTTCCCAGTCTTCCAGCACTACTTTGCGCACGCCCTCGACGTGCAGCGCGGCATGCACGATGGATTCGGAAACCTCCAATGCGAGGCGCCGACGCTGATGCACGAACTGGAGCAACTGCGCTTCGGCCGCTGCGAGTACCAATTCGGTTTCAGGGCCGTTGCTCAGTGGGTAGATCCTGGCTTTGATCTGGTAATTGATGATCTCCGCGCCCTGGACCGTGAGCCGATCCGTTACAGGGCGGCGGTCGTCGTCGCTGAGGTACGTTTTGACCTTGTCGAGCAGCGCCGGCGAGGCAGTGCCATCGCCCAACACCGATTGCACGGTGATCACGGCTTCGGCCGGTGCCGGGCTTTCGGCAGTGGCGTCGGCGACCTGACCGTCAGCGGATCGGGCGTGGAAGATGTAGCTGTTGCGCGGGCCAGCGGTGCTCAGGCCTTCCCATGCCATTTGCGCGCGTTCGCGCAAGCTGTCGTCGCTTTCCATCAGCTTGGGGAGGGGCGGCACGGCAGCTGGGTTTGCAGCTTGAATGACCAGCCGCTTCACGTTGAAGTTAGCGGCGAGTTGTTCGAGGTCTGTGCCCTTGGCCAGGGCGAGCATATTGGCAACGGATGCTTCATTGACCCGCTGACGCCAGACGGTTTCCCGGTAGGCGTTTTCCTCGAGTAATTTGGTCAGCGGCTCCGATTCCATGTTGAGCCGGGCGGCGATCTCGGGTTGTTCTTCGATCGGCCAGAGGCTGACGGCGTAGGCCTTGCGCTCGGCGAGGATTTGTTCGTAATCGATCTGTTCGACGATTTGCGGCGCCGGCAGTTGACCAAGGTCGATGGCGACAAAAGTATTCATACGCTGCCCCCCAGTTGCAGAGGCACGCTCAGGCTCAGCGGCTGATTGTTATCGACGATGGTGCCTTCGAACTCCAGCGACGCCTGGCCCTGAAGGTTCGCGCCGATGAACTGGATACGGCTGAGGCTGATGCGGGTTTCCCAGCGCATCAGGGCCATGACCGTGGCGGCGTATACCTGCAAGCGGGTGAAGTCGTTGAACGGCTGATCCACCAGCTCGGGGAGCAGGCTGCCGTATTCGCGGCGCATGACGCGGGTGCCGATGCGAGTGGTCAGGATGTCGGTGATGGACTGGGCGATGTGTTCGACCAGGCCGAGGGCTGCACCGGTTTCTGGGTTCATTCCGGTTTCCCCGTTTTCGCGTTGCCAGGTAGGACACCGCCGTGCAGGTGCTTCACCAGACTGATGCCCGCCGCGATGACGTCTTTGGACACGGTGACTGTGCCCGTGACGTTCTGTTTGCCGGTCTGGGTGTAGTCGCCCTCGTGGGTGATCGGGCCGACGATGTGGATGCCGCCCGTGCTGGTCAGGTTGGTGGTACCGCCTTCGGCCAGCGTGACGTTGAGGTGGTGCGCGATGCTGTCGTACTCGATGACGGTGCCGTCGCGGTAGGTGCAGCGGTGCAGGCCTTCGCGGTCGCCGTTCGCTGGAATGTTGTCGCTGAACAGGCCGGTAAGGACGATGCCATTGCCGAACTGGCCGGAGGGGCTGAACAGGATGACTTGCTCGTCGATAGTGGGAGGATTCCACTCGCGGTCGACGCCAGCACGGGCGGCGATCCATGGGAGCCAGCCGGTGGTGAGCGTTCCGGTTTTGACCTGCACGCGCGGGGGCTTCATCTGGACGGCAGAGATGGTGCCGAGGCGGATGAGGTTTTCGATCAGGCGGGCGAGGGTGGCAAAGTCATTCATGGCGCCGATGGTGCCTATACAAATACGTGCGTGCAGCTTAGAGAGTTTGTATGCTTATCGCGCACAACTAGGTTGTTTTCGCCAGCTAGAAAGAATAGGTAAGAGGGCGGTAAATGGAAGTAATGCTCAGTGTTAGACCTACAATGTTATATCGCACGATGGATTTTTCGCGCGTTGTTCAGATCTTCGAGAATAGAGAACTATATTTTGTAAATCCTAGTGTGTGGGACGATCCCTATGAAGAGCGTATAAAACACTCGAAGAATCATGCGCTATTCGCCCAGTGCTGGTGCCAGTTAGGGATCTCCGATGCCATGTGGAGGATTTATTCCCAAAATGGTATGGGTGTCAGGATTTCTACTACGAAGGAGAAGTTGGAGCTTGCATTAAAGTCCTTAGCAAAAGAAAAAAATTACAAGTATCGAGTTAGAAAGGTTGTTTATAAAAGTCAAAAAAAATTTGAGATCGACGCTGCCAAGATAGCGGAAGAGTTAAATCAAGGTTTTGATATACATCGCGCAGTCGATATGCTTTACCTAAAGCGAGATGCGTTTCGTCACGAAAGCGAGTGGCGTGCGACACTGTTCTTCCCAAACGAGAGGGACGTCGGTGGAACAAAAGCTATAAAGTTACCTATTGATCCGCATGCCTTTATTGATAGGATTCTGCTTGATCCGCGAGCGCCAGATGAATTAGTTGATGCTTTTAAATTCTATTTTAAAAATAAAATAAAGTTTCAGGGAGAGGTTGTGCGGTCACAGCTGTATAAAGCCCCAAGACAGCTCAAAGTCGAATACGACGAGATTAGTGTTGATGAACTTTGAAAGGACTTAGCTTTTTAGTGGCGTCGAGGCTTGTGAATGTGGATGTAACTGCAATGATATTTGGTCCGGCAATCATGGAATAAACCCGTCAATGAGTGGTTTTATGTGGTTCGTGAAGTGGGAATGAGCCGAGAGCTAAGATTGCAAGTACTTTGATTGCTGTTATTTCGTATCAGGATTTGGTGATGAGCAAGGATTTTGTGCAGGTGTTTATTTCATGGTCCGGTTTTGCGATATCAGTATGGTTGCTTTTTTTGCAAATAAAAAACCGGTTTACACAGGTCTCTTCATATAAGCTGTCCCGCGCTGCTTACCGTAGCGGCACGATTGTACTGAAGTTGGTTCATGTTGTGCAGTTGGAAGATTCGGTGTTGATGAAGCTTGTGATTTTTAATCCAGGCTCAGTAGCTGCAGTAATTCAAAGCTGTTCAGTTTTTGAAAGGCCAAAAAATAAAAATTGGTTTTGGAGGGTTTTTACATCGAAATGGCAGCGCGTTGAAAAGTCTTTATGGTGGCCAATTCAGGAAGACTCGGATAATGAACCGAAATATCTTGCTGATGCGTACCAACAGTTATATGTCAAAGATGTTAGAAGTATATACGTTTCCATGCCAGGGATGACGGATAGGCGGAGATACTTATTTGAAGTTCGAACAAATAATGGGTATGTGACCACCGAGACGTCAGTGATGGAGGGGAGAACATTCTTTTCTCATCATTTCGAAGAGTGGGGCGAAGATTGAAATGAATTTAATTCTAATATATTTTTATGTGTCTGTTTTCAGGGCGGCTGACTGGATCTTTGTGTAATGATAAGTGTTTGATAAGGAGGAGAGATGAGTAAATTTGTTCAAGAGTATTTTTTTAAAACGGCGAAAGAGTTATTGAATGCATTATCTCCATGGTCGGAGGTATTGCCTTTAGAAAACTATATTTTTAGGGGGCATTCAAATGCAAGTTATTTGCTTTCTCCTGTTTCAATGCGGGAGGAGAACAAGGAAAATATATGGGATTGTTCGCAAGCATACGCGAGTATAAAAGGTTCGAGCACAGATAATGATTACTCGTTAGCTTACGTCGAGTACCAACTGATTCGTGATTTTTATAGGGAGTCAGATGTCAGAGGTCTCCATGTGCCAATATCTGATCGGCTACGTGCTAAACTTCATCGGAAAGTTGATTTTCATACTATGTCATCTTGGATAGACGGTGAAATGTGGCTGCCAGATGATCTATTAGAAGTGGCGGCATTGGCTCAACATTACGGAATACCAACACGTTTGTTGGATTGGTCCTATGATCCATTCGTTGCCGCATTTTTTGCTTCAAAGCCTACAGGGAGAATCGAGGGTGATCTTTGCATTTGGGGGTTGGATGCAGGGTTTGTTGATACGATTAAAACTATAGCAGGTTATAATTTCCCCCTAAAACTTGTAACGCCCCACTACAGTGGTAATCCTAATCTTTTTGCCCAAAGTGGATTGTTTTCGCATTGGGCAAGTAGAGTTCCAAGCCTAGGAAAGATTACTACCGGTGATATTCGAGAGCTTCCACCAGTAGATCGACGTCCATTAGATTTATTAGTAAAAGAATACCTTAATATGACCGAAGGGGATGAGGTAGGGACCTTTTTTGTTAAACTGGTTTTGCCGAATTCAGAATCTCTAGAATTGGCGCGTCAACTGAGAAAGCTTGGGTATGGGCCCGCAAAATTATTTCCTGGTTATGAAGGGGTGGCTTTAGAGTTGAAGGAGCGGCCACTGCTGAGACGCTCCAAGGAATGATTTTATCTCCGCGCCCGTATGACTTTTGTACGCTAACCATCGCAAATGCGACGGTTATTCAGGTTGGCTACTTCTTACATGGATTTTTCACAAGCTTACGAGAGTTAAATGGTTAACTAAATGTTCACGGACAATCGCTAAGTCTAAGTCAGTGTAACCAAGGCTCTCGCGCTGATGGTACTTCACAACAGGCGCGCTTCTAACAGCGCGATCCTTCAAACCATGTTGGTGCACTCGAGCTATACGAGCTACGCGTCCCGTGAAGCCTACGCTAATTGAATTTTCATCGCCCTGAATTCTAAGGAAACGTGCTAAGCGGAGCTTTGTAAACATCTTAACCCGCCGCTTAACCCTGCCCTTTTTACCACGCAGGTTCCGCCGCTTACGCGGCGCGTACTTGCTAGCGTCTGGGTTTCGCTGAGCAATGATTCGTTGCTGCTGGTTTAGACGCAATCCTTTGCCAACGCTTTGCGCCAGTTTGTTGCGCGATGCCGGCTCGAGTTGCGCAAGCAATCCCGTCGCCCAGTCCTCAAGCGCTTCCAGGCGATTGTTCACTTCGGCACTACCCATTCACTCCCGGTACCCTGCACACCAGGTATCCAGTTCGGATCAAGAAAGTCAGCCGCTCGTTGTGGTTCACCTGGATGGCGAATGGTGGTGTTGCCCTGGTCATCCTTGCCCAATACCACACGCTCAGTCAGCGGCAGCGTCAGGCTCATATCCACTTTGCTGTTGTCGAGAATGTCAGCCTCAAACTGAATGCCATCAGCGGCCTTGCTCAGATTCTCCAGCAGTTCGGACTGGTGCACGCTCAACCAGCCGAGCAGCGGCAGCATGACGCTGTCGGGGTGGCCGGCGAAGTCGGTGAGGATGACCTGCAGGTCGAAGCTGTACTCAAAGGACAGCGTCTGCGCGGCGGTGCAGCGAATCTTGCCGTTGTCGATGAAGATCAACAATCGGTCGGGGTTGTGCTTGAGTTCGGCCACGGTGGCGAGCAGGTGTGCTTTCAGGCTGTCGGGCTTGTTTATGGTCGGGCCTGCTGGTGTTGGTAAAGCATGTCCACCTGGCTCGCACAGTCTGCCCAAGCGGCCTCGACGCGATCCTGATCGGTGAGCTGATCGCCGTTACTGCGCGGGCTGATCGCTGGCAGCGTGCATGGCACCACGGCCGGACAGCCACTGACGAGAAGCGTCGGTGCCGGTGAGGGCGGAGCGCACGTGCAGCCAGCGAGCAGTATCAGGCGAAAGCTGGGTTGCCCAAGTGCGTAGGTCGACGTTTGCCTCAATGGTGAGTTCGCGCTTTGCCAGCCCTTGGCGCAGCTGATCCTGTTGCGTGCGCAGGGTGGTCTCGGCATCGCGTTTCTATTGCAGGGTGTCGGGCAACACGGGCGGTTCAGTCCCATAGGTTCACCATCTGCCGTTGCGTGGCGGCTGCTTGGGCTACTGGCATTTGCACCAAAAGGCCTTGCGGCAAGGTCGGGCCGTGGTCGGCAAGGCCGGGGTTGGCTTCAAGTACTGCTTCAGTGACACCTGCGGTGCGGCCGTAGTGACGCCAGCAGAGGGCATCGACGGTTTCGTTCTGCTGGGCGCGGATGCTGACGGCCATCAGATCAACTCCACGGTGGTACGGCCTAGGCCGAGAAAGTCGCGCACGGCCCAGCGCTGGTCGCGGCGTAACTCGTCGATGCTCGGGGTCAGGTCATCGGCGTTTTGGTTGCCGCTGTTGGTGCTGTCGTATGAGCGGTAGCGCTCGCAGATCTCCGCACCGGTCGCGGCGTAGATCGCCCGCTGGTAGAGGTGGACGAGTTCAGATTTCTCCTCAATTTGCTCGGCCGGTACGTCGGCGAGGGTGGCGTAGCCTTCGGCCTGTTTGGTGCGGCGCCAAGTGGCGAACTCGCGGTTCACGCTGATGGCGGCGGCGATGGTCGCGGTTTCCAGACGGATCGGCGTGACGCTGGAGTCGATGCGCAAAGTGCCGCGCACGTCGTCGAGGTCGATCGATGGCCAGAAGGGGTCGGTGTTGATGTGGCCGCTGGGGGCCGGAGTAGTGCTGCCGCCCGCTACGAATCCGCTCATGAGTCTGTGCTCTGTTGTAGGTCGCCGGTGGTCGGGGCTTCACGTTCAGGAGGAGCGGCCTGGCCGATCCGCCCCGAGCCGGCGGGGTGCGTGGGGACGCTCGGTTAGCTGCCAGCGGCAGCGAGTTTGTTGAGCAGGCGTTCGGCCCGCTCCAGATCCTTTTTGCCACCGCAGGCGTCGTGCAGGTCGATGGCCTTTTTCAGCAGATCAATGCCGGCCTGTACCTGACCGGGTTGCCCGGGCTTCTCATCGGTGATGCCTTCCAGTGTTACGCGGCCCATCGCGAGAAACAGTTTCGCGCGTGCCTGATCGGGCATATCCTCGGCGTCGGTAAGTTCAGCGGTGCGTTGCAGAATCGCCAGCTCAAACGGTTCGCCGACTTTCAGCGCCTTGAGCGCGACGGTGGCGATTTCTTCCGCGACTAGGCAGCCGGTGGTGCGTTCGAACCGGTCAGGCATGATCAGTTTGTGTTTGAGCACGTAGTCGGCAATGTCGAGGGCGCCGCTGAAGTCTTCGGCGTCGATGCGCCAGACCATGATGGTGGTCAGCACTTCATCTTGTGCGCCTTTGCCGCCCTCAAGCACGCCTTGCACGTAGGGGATGTAATCGGGCAGCAACTGACGCTTGAGTTCGGCTTTGCCCTGATTGGATTGCACCTGCTTCAGGCGCAGGCGGTCTTGCAGCAGTTGATTGAGCTGATGTTCATAGGCCGTGGCGCCGGCCATGGTTTGAGTGGGGTTAGCCGCTGCCGCTTCGATTGCGGCACTGACACGAACAAAATGGCGACGGCAGGGATTGGTCATGGTGTCCGCCTCAGCTCAGGGTGATGTTTTCGGCCATGGCCGTGCAGCCTAGGTCTTCGATCACATAGCTTTCGTTGACCGACTCGAAGTTCTCGATGCGGTCGCGTTTGGCGTTGTCGACGACGGTGCGGCGGCGGGTGCCTTCCTGCCAGTAGATCGACAGGTTGTCGAGGCGAGTCACCAGCAGGCCGTTGGCCGGGAAGTGCGGTACGCGCACAGCCGGCAGATTGCCTAGGCGCTTTTGGCTGGTGACGATGTCGGCGGCCAGCATTTCGGTCGGCGCCTGGGTTTTGTTGATGATCGGGAAGTATTTGTCGGCCAACAGCTGACGGCCGCAGATGACCACCAGATCGGTGTCTTCCTGATACCAAGGGTCGATGAACTCGTTGACCATGCTGACAACCAAGGCGTCGATGTTTTCGAAGTCTTTGCCGGCGCCGATCTCGATCTTGCCACTGCCTGCCACAACTTCGGCCATGACGCGGGCTTCGTTCTCTGAGCGCATTTTTTGCAGCCAGCCGATGTTGACGTCCTGCAACAGCGGATTGGTGGCCGGGTTTGAGGTGGCGGCGCGGCTAGTGCCGTTCCAGCCGATCATGATCCGGTTGAGCGCCTGAACTTTGATGATTGCGTCACGGATGCGCGCCTGGAAGTCTTTGAATTTCGCCCACTGATCAAGCTTCTGGTAACGCAGGCCGGTATCGAAGTTGGTTTGGGTGCAGGTGTACCCGCGGTTGTCCAGGCTGCTCGGGTCGCGGGGTTCGCGATCCTTGACGGTGGTATCGGTGGTGCTGGCAATAGTGCCGTCGATACCGATGCCGATCTTCTCGCCGGACTGTTCGGATACACCGTAGATGTTGATCGAGCTGAGGAACGCGCTGGATTCCTGAATGCGCGTTTCCAGCGTCTGGGCAACGCTCGGTGCGGCGGTGAATTTGGTGGTGACGTCGCTCACGCCGTGCAGTTGGGCGAGCTGTTGCAGGTACGCGTTAAAAAGAACGCGTGTGTCGTTGCGCATGATGGTCGTCCTTGGTTATGCGGGGCTGACTTCAGCAGTCAGTCACTACCGAGTTGTCGCCGCCGGTTACCGGAGGGCGCGTTTTCTGGTTGGGATCCTGGGTGGTGGAAAGTTGGGTTTTCAGTTCGGTGAAGTCTTTGCTCAGTTGATCCAGTCGGGTCTGCAGGCTTGTCGAAAACTTCTTCGCGGCTGCCATTTGCGCGGGCAGATCCTTGACGTGTTCGGCGACGGTTTCGACTGCTTGGCTGATTTGAGCGAACTCGGTGTCATCCTTGCTTTGCTTGCCGCCGAGCAGGTTTCTCACCGTGCTGAGAAGATGAGCGCCGATGCTCGGCTTTTCTTCGAATTCCTCGAACGTCAGCTCTGTTTCCAGCGCCTCGGTGAACATCGAAGTCGCAGAGTAGTGGCGATCCTTGAACGGACTGACGTCCGGTTTCTGTGCCGAGAACGACAAGACGTCGGTGCCAAGGCTGGCCGGTGAATCGGTCACGCCAAGACCCACGATGTAGGCCTCACCGGTATCGGCGAAGCTGTCGTCGATTTCGATTGAGGTGTAGATCTTCTGTTTTGCTTTGTTCATGGCGATCAGATCGGCCGTCGGCTCGACTTGGGCGAACAGGGCCAGTTTCTTTTGGCCGTTGATGTCTACTTCTTCGGTTTTCACCGCCAGCACATCGCCGTAGGCCTTGAATGGGCTGTCGGGTAGCAAGCTGCGGAAATGCTCTAGCCAGATCCGTGCGCCGTAAGTGGATGGGTTGAAGTTCTTCGCCGCCTGTTCCAGCCAGTTGCGTTTGATGGTGCGCTTGTCCGAGGTAGCGCCCTCTACGGCGACGCGGAACCAGTTGCTGCGGAATTTCTTCATGGCGTGAAGTCCTCAATTGTGGGGGCGCTGAATGCCTGCGATGAGGGGCATGGTCGTGACGCGCGCTAGTTGCGGCAATGAGGCGGGACTGTAGGGGGAGGAGGTACAAGGAGTCGGAAAAAACGCACACGGATTTTGATGTGATGTTTTTGTGCCATTATCTAGGCTCAACGCATTGAATTGTCAGAAAAGGATTTTGGGATGGCTACATCAGGAAAAGCAGAAAGTAATCGGATTAAATTTGCCTATTTTCTTCCTGGGTGGGTGTATGGGGTAGGAGATAAAACGACTCTTCGAGCGACCGCTAGATCAATCCTCACATCTGAATACCAACCGAGTATGAAAGGGGCCATTTTTTGTCCCGAATGCTGTGTCGGATTGTTTCGTTCACCGGAGGAAGGTGAAAAAGACTCCAATGGTCGCGCCGCCTACTTTGCCCACAGTCGAAAACACAGACCTTTTTGTGGACTGCGAGTAAAAAAACGTGATGGTTTGCGGTTCACCGATGAGGAAGAAGCCAAGCAAGCAGTCGATGATGAATTGCTGGTCGTTGTGAAAAGCTTCATGAAGGAAAAACCCGCTGCGCCTCAACTACCGGGGCAGGTTTATACAGGCCCCGTTGTTGAAGATATTAATGGGGATTTAGCAGACGTTCCGATCCGGCGACATAATGGTGAGCAGGTAAAATTACCTAGTCGGATTACTACGGTTCGAGGGCTATGTATTAGATTTGATAAGAATTACCATAAATATTACTTTCTTCCAGGCGCTCAATATCCGCAGCTGTTGAGTGATGCTTTAGTGGAGGTTTCTCGGGTAAGTGCAGTTAATGAAGTTCCAAAATTGTACTATGGTCGCGTAAAAAGGATACGCCTAATGGGGGAAGGAAACCCCTCGAATATTCAAATGACCAGAATAGAGTATGAAAACGGTAGTGAGTACCAAGATTTTACATTGAAAATGACGGTTCGTGATTCTGTTGAGCATGGTATTACAGAGGCTGCAGTAGGCAGGGTGTTGATGATGTACGGTGCTGTTTCTGAGAGTGGTACCGGCCTTGCTATAAGCGGACTAGGGTGGGGTGAATTCGCACTGCTACCATCTAAATACGACTCGGTTTTATATCCACTAGAGGGAGTGCGGCATCAAGAGACATTTGAGGATCTATTAGCTCATGCAACAGACCTCAGTGTGGAAGATCTTGAGGAGTGGATGGAAAGCGAAGAGGCGGAATATACTGATGACGGAGTTCTTGTAGGGCATATCGTGAATTTTCGCGATGACACCCCTGAAGAAATTATGAGTCAAGTTTCGGGTAGAACCGGTTCGTATACCGCGAATGTGGGGATTATCTATGCGGATGATGAGTGATGAGGGCCTTAAGCTTAATTTGATTTAGGTCATGTTTACGAAGTCGAACAGTTGAATTCTGTTCGGCTTCGCTTTCTATAAAAATTGTTAATTGAAAGACTACAAGTATTAGCGATACTGCCTCGCGCGTGCGGGCGGCAGCATCGCGGCCATGACTACGACTGCAGTGCTGCCCATCGATCCACGCCGCCAATCCAAGTTTCTCTACTGGATGGGTTGGCGCATCTGCGAGATCGCTGAGGCTACGGGCGAAAAGGAAAAAACGCTACACAGCTGGAAGGCCCGCGATGGGTGGGACCGGGCCGACAACGTCGAACGCATCGGCGGGGCGCTGGAAGCGCGGTTAGTGCAACTGATCCTCAAGGAGGGGAAAAGCGGCGGCGACTTCAAAGAGATTGATTTGTTGCACCGGCAGCTGGAGCGGCAGGCGCGTATCCAGCGTTTTCAGGGCGGTGGTACTGAAACTGACCTCAACCCTAATCTAGCCAAGCGCAACGCCGAGCCGAAGAAGAAGGCCGTCAAGAACGAGATTGATGAAGACCAGATCGAGCTGCTGCGCGAGGCCTTCATCGATGGCTGTTTTGACTACCAGAAAGACTGGTATCGCGCCGGCAATCAGCGCACCCGCGTCATCCTCAAGAGCCGGCAGATCGGGGCGACTTACTACTTTGCCCGTGAGGCGTTCATCGATGCGCTGGACACTGGGCGCAACCAGATTTTCCTGTCGGCTTCGAAGAACCAGGCCTACCTGTTCCGGGGATACATTCAGGCGTTCTGCCGCGAGATTATCGGCGTCGAACTGACTGGCGATCCCATCGTTTTGCCCAACGGCGCAGAGCTGTTTTTCCTCGGTACCAACGCCCGTACTGCCCAGGGCTATCACGGCAATTTCTACTTCGACGAGTTCTTCTGGACGTTCAAGTTTGAAGAGCTGAATAAGGTCGCCTCGGGCATGGCGATGCACAAGAAGTGGCGCAAGACCTACTTTTCTACGCCGTCGAGCATGGCCCACGAGGCGTACACCTTCTGGACGGGCGAGCGCTTCAACAAGGGCAAGCCCGCCGCACAGCATACGAAGGTTGACGTGTCCCACGGTGCGCTCCAGCAGGGCCGGTTCTGTGAGGATCGGTTGTGGCGGCAGATCGTCACGATTCTGGATGCGGAGCGGGGCGGTTGTGACCTGTTCGATATTGAGGAACTGCGCCGCGAGTACAGCCCCGAGGCGTTCGCCAACCTGCTGATGTGCGAGTTCGTCGACGATGGCGCGAGCATCTTTCCGCTGACCCTTTTGCAGTCGTGCATGGTGGACAGTTGGGTCGAGTGGGCCGAGGACTACAAACCCTTCGCCATGCGCCCGTTCGGCGACCGCCAGGTTTGGATCGGCTATGACCCGGCCGAGACGGGCGACTGTTCCGGCATGGTGGTGGTCGCGCCGCCACTGGTTCCGGGCGGCAAGTTCCGCATCCTCGAGCGTCACCAGTTCCGGGGCATGGACTTCGCCGCGCAGGCCGCGTTCATCAAGAGCGTCTGCGACCGCTACTGGGTGACCTACATCGGGATCGACGTGACCGGTCTGGGCAGCGGCGTGGCCCAACTGGTGCGCCAGTTCTTCCCAGCAGTGACTACCTTCAGCTACTCGCCCGAAGTCAAAACCCGCCTCGTACTCAAGGCCTACGACGTAATCCACAAGGGCCGGCTCGAATTCGACGCCGGCTGGACCGACATGGCCCAGTCGCTGATGGCAATCCGAAAGACCATCACCGCCGGCGGACGCCAGTACACCTACACCGCCGGCCGTAACGACAACACCGGCCACGCCGACCTGGCCTGGGCGCTATTTCACGGATTGCACCACGAACCGCTTGAGGGGCAGACCACTGCCAACACTGGGCGTATGGAGATTTACTGATGACCGAACAACTCGCCAGCCAGACATTGCCCGCGACGACACCCGCCACTGGCGCGGGAACTCAGGTGTTTTCCTTCGGCGAGCCGACGCCGGTGCTGGGTGGTCGGGAAGTTTTCGATTATCTGGAGTGCTGGTTTAACGGGCGGTGGTATGAGCCGCCGCTGTCATTGGACGGCTTGGCTCGTTCTGTGGGGGCGAGCGTGCATTTGCATTCTGGGTTGATGTTCAAGCGCAACTTGTTGAGCAAGACATTTATCCCGCATCCGCTGCTGTCGCGGGCCTCGTTTGAGCAGTTTGCGTTGGACTTCTTGTGCTTGGGTAATGGCTATTTCGAGGGGCGGCGTTCGCGGTTGGGTGTGGTGCGCAAGCTGGAGACGCCGTTGGCCAAGTACATGCGCGCCGGGCCGGATGGGCAGTTCTAACAGGTGCGTGGGTGGAAGGACGAACACGCCTTTGAGGCGGACAGCATTTTTCACCTGCGTGAGGCAGATCTGCATCAGGAGATTTATGGACTGCCAGAGTGGATCAGTGCATTGCAGTCGGCGTTACTCAACGAGTCCGCAACCCTGTTTCGTCGCAAGTACTACGAGAACGGGAGTCATGCCGGGTTCATCTTGTACATGACCGATGCGGCGCAGACGGAGGCGGACATCGATGCGTTGCGCAAGGCGTTAAAGGAATCGAAGGGGCCGGGGAATTTCCGGAATTTGTTTGTTTATTCGCCAACCGGCAAGAAGGACGGAATTCAGCTCATCCCTGTGAGCGAAGTGGCGGCGAAGGATGAATTTAACTCAATCAAGAATCAGACGCGGGATGATGTGTTGGCTAGCCTTCGGATTCCGCCGCAGTTGATGGGTATTGTTCCGCAGAACGCGGGTGGGTTCGGGTCAATTCGGGAGGCGGCGCAGATATACGCGGCCAACGAGTTGGAGCCGATTCAGGCGCGGATGACTCAGTTGAATGATTGGTTGGGTGAAGAAATCGTTAGGTTCATACCCTATGAGTTAGGTGCGGTTCTATAACTTCTTATTTAAGTGATGGTTAAAAAAGCACTATAAGCTGATTTCATTCCCCATATGAACATTCCGTAGGAAGCAAGACCAAAGAATATAGCTACGAGGTTTAATCCAAATCCCACTTTTTGGCGCTTTGCTGAATCGTCAGCGTAAAGCCATTGGCTAAGATATGTTAGGCCTGAAGTTGTTGTGATTAAAAAAACACCAGTCACAAATAAAGACAGTGTGCCAGCGAAGGCAGGGATGCTCTGCTTGTTGGCTTCTGTAAGTTTGCCAATAAAAGCTAAGACTGCTACTGATGCTCCGCCATTCATTAGGAACGCTGTTTTAACCGCATTTTGTCCTGACTGAATTACTGATTTAAACATTTCCAAATCTGCAGCGTGATCGCTTTTGTGGGACTCAAGCACAATTTGGAGGTGAGTTTTTAATCTTTCAATTTGTTCAGGGGATAGATCTTGTTGTGCGATCACAGTTTTACTTTCTAAATAGTTAGAGAGTTTTGTAAGATTTATAGCAGTCTCCCCTGCGGATTGCAATTCTGCGATGGCTGCTTTCAGTTCTGCAATGATTTCATGTTTGTTCATCAGTTAACATCCTTGTGGTCGTAGGCGTTGATGTTATTTAACGTTGAGTGTTTATTACCAGTTGGCTTCTCTTACATGGTTGAAGTTTATGACGTCAACGCAATGTTGATGCGCGAAACCCGCTACCCTTAGGTCATCGGTTAGCACCAAGAAATTGCCTTTAGCTGTAGCCATAATTCCTACATCAGTTACGCCGTAAGGGGAAAGTTCGTATTCTTGAGAAATGGTAAGCGCCGGCGTGTGTACTTCCAATATGGTGGGTAGCAAGCTCTTCAGTGTCTCGTAGAAGTCTCCGAGTTTTGATCCGTATAGCCCGTTTGTAAGGTTGCTCACCTCAGCAAGAATATGCGGGGTTGAAATTAATTTTTCGAACTGATCGACCAGGCTTAAAAGCAAGAGAAAATCAGATTGTGAATACCCACTGGTGCGTTTGAATTCACCAATACTCGGTGTGCTACCGATTAATAGGAGTAATAGGAGGTTGGTGTCAACTATTACTCCTTTCTTGCGGTACTGGTTTACATAGTTGTCAATCATATTTCTCTAATCTTCATCGACAGAAAATCACCGGTCTCCGAGTCAATGATGAAGGTTTTGTATTTTCTTGTTTGTAATGGCCCTCCCATAGCCGCACCTATCCTTTCAAAGCGGTTTGTAACAGGTACGCTAAAGCCTAAAGTAATAACCCATGCTCTTTTTGCTTTATCAAATTCGACTTCTTCTAGTTGCAAGTCTTTAAGCTCAACTTCACTGCCTAGAAATTCATTTGCCGCCCATTTAGCAGTGTGTACGGCGTCTTTCACTTCGATCATATTGGTTTCCCTTCATTTCCGATTGACGCGCGCTTGACACGTCGCTTCTGCATGGTTGCCATTCGATCACAAACCCGACTACTCGTCGAATTTTCTAAAAACGAATTGGCTCGTGATCTGACCTCGGTTGCTGGTTGCGCTCCAAGATGGTGCGTCGGCGCGGTGGCAATCGCGTGCCTCGAACTTGGCGCGCGCCGTCATCCCCCCACCACGCCTCCGGGCTAAATGGGTCTTTTTTTCCGCAGTCCTGCATGGTGCTGAACGCGACTATGGCCGGGAGTTGCCCTGGTAACCATCTTGGGTAAAAAGCCTGCAAATCCCTGCGGCGGTCGGATCACATGATGTGTCGCAGCAGTCGCTCGCCAGGTGTGGGTCAGCGCTTCGGGGCGATTTTCAGGAACGCATTCGGTAAAAAGTAATGTGGTAATCCGGGCGTGAGTAGGTCGTTGAAAGCCCCGTATTCATTGGGTTTTCTGGATTACATAAAAAGGTAATTTGAAGTAATGAAAGAGGTGATGTTGTCGTAAGTAATTGATTTATATGGAGTGCAGGAAAAAGAACATTACTTCCTTGAAAGGTAATTACCTTACCTATTCATTACTTGAAAATTACCTTGTGCCAATCCTTTGCAGACCGGTGAAATAAAGGCTTTCAGCCGGGTCAAACGTTCGCTTTACCAAAATTACCTTTTTCCGATGTCTTTCCCGAAAAATCCGACATCGCCTGTGCGGCGGTGCTGCGCTTCGCCTCGCTCGTACTCATTCAGACAACGCAGGCACACTCTCGCCCAGGTATCTTGCTTGCGCAGGAACGCTTGTAGGGAGTGCTGTGGATTGGAGCGATAGGCACGCGCGCCAACGAGGAATTTCGGCGCGCCGCGTGGTGAGACAGAAGAAGGGTGGTACGAAAGTGGTACGAGGATTTTTCGGTGGCGCTGAAGGCCTTATGTTTCAAGGTCTACAGAGTCAGCTAATCCAATCTATCATTTGGCGGAATGAAGAGTGGATTATATTGCCTAGCCAGCGGTAAAAAACTTGTGCTAAGCGGGCTGCTAGAATAGAGAGAATTTGTAAGGGACTAAACGATGCATCAGATCCATAAGGACAATCACTATGTGCCTAAACTTTACCTGAAGCAGTGGGCCAAAAAAGGGGTTATTTCTACGTATCGCCTGCTGGTTCCGAATGAGAAAATTCCCCTTTGGAAGATGCACTCCTTGAAGGGGATAGCCTATCAAGAGCACCTTTATAACTACGTTGTAGCTGGTGAGCAGACGGATGAGTTTGAACGATGGCTTGACAGTGAGTTTGAGGCGCCTGCTGAAGACGTAATCAATCGTGTGGTTTCTGAACAAAAGCTTCACCCGGAGCATTGGCGGACATTAATCCGTTTCGCAATGGCCCAGGACGTGAGAACACCAGCGCGTTATAGAGAGTTCGTTGCTCGGCAGTCTGAATCGCTGCAATCACTTTTGAGCGAAACCATAGAGCGAACAGTTGCTGATTTAGAGCTCGCGGTTTCAGAGAACCGTCCTCTAAAGCATGTGGAAAATACGGAGGCAGAGAATTTTCCGATAAGTTTGGTTATCGATCGTCAATCCGATGGAAGTGGATTATTGCAGGCAAATACAATTGTTGGGCGGCGTTTGTGGGTCTGGAACGCTCGACGCTTGCTGACCGACACTATCAAAAAAATACCGATGAAAGGCTGGACAATTCTAAAGGCGCCTCCAGGTTTGAGCTGGCCAACGAGTGACAATCCACTTGTTAGGCTGAATTATCATGGACGCGAGCAGTACGATTTCAAGGGCGGTTGGAAGGTTCAGAATGGAGATATTCTTCTACCATTAAGTCCCACACACCTGCTTTACACGTGTGTTGGGAACCGTCCGATGATTCGTGGCACCACTTTGGATCATGATACTGCCAAGTTCATGCGACGGATCATCATTGAGCATGCAGACCGCTACGTATTTTCTACAGAACCGAGTGACGAGCACTTAATTCGTCCTAGGACAGCATGCGCCAAGCAGTTCATGGCGGAGCGGAGAGCTTGGGAGGGATGGGATCGTGAGCAGTCGGAAGCTGAAGCGAAGCTTGTCAGATAAACGTCTTGCTGCGGCAACGACTGATTGTGTTTTGGAGTGGGGAGGAGCAAGAAGCCGTTCCGCAACCCCATCATGCCCCCTTGATGGTGGGCGCTTTTAGGGCATTGAAAATCAGTAGCTTGCGGAACGCATTGTGTGCTAACCTATTGATCTACTTAGCTTTGTAGCGTGGATTGCAAATCCACCTACGCCGGTTCGATTCCGACCTCGGCCTCCACTATAAACAAGCTCCGTAGATCCATGATTTACGGAGCTTTTTTATTTGCACTGCGCTGCAAGATTTAGTCTTGAAATACGGCCACTGCAAGCTTGCTTCACCGGGAACTGATGTATATATTCCCCGCTCTGCTGTTCAAGGTTGATCCTGTCAGGATCGCGACTTTGCCGCAGAAAGCAACACCGCGCTACCGCCCGAATGGCGAAACTGGTAGACGCATGGGACTTAAAATCCCCCGCTCGTAAGGGCGTGCCGGTTCGATTCCGGCTTCGGGCACCATGAATATCAAAGGCCTGCATGAGTTTTCTCATGCAGGCCTTTTTTTGTGCCCTGCAAATACGCACTGCTAGACGAATGCTTGCCCGCTAAAGCCCCGAGTCAAGCGCTGAAGTCCGGCCATTGCTGTCAGCCGTTCGACCCATTCTGTGCGCCAGTTTGCCTCGCTGTGCGTGGCATTGGTCTGGCGGGCCATTCTTCGGGCGGCATTGCGTTGATCTTTTCGTGCCTGTTTGTAGGCATCGGTATTGCGGCAACTGCGGCATTTCACTCGATTGAGCTCTCTGCTTGCCGACAGTTGTTTACCTTTATGGCCACAGGCCAGATGCCCGTCAACGTTGAAATGGATAACCATGAACTGTCTCCTTTGCGACGTGTATTGCTTTTGACAACTCACGTCCTATGCCGTTCGGCAATGCGGCGCAGGCAAAAAAACACCCGCATGCGGGCGGGTGAGAGGGGTGTTTTGCAAAGGAGTGATTTCACTGTAGACGTGCAGATGTGATCGTTACGTGAAAAATGCAATCGCGGGAAGAATAAACATCTCGGACAGACAAATACGCGGTGACCTGTGTGTCACCGCTTCTGAGGCGAATTCCTGAGACCTTGGCGAGGTCGCTGTCATCTGAACCGTGGCAGTGGCCGATCGACAGGCTTGAGCGCCGACAGCGTATTGCGAATCAGCGGAGCATCCTTCTCGATGTCGTTCAGCCGGTCACGGATGCGCAGGGCGGTAGGGTGTCCGCCTTGGTGATCGACCCAGTCGGCGATCTCTTTGCAGGCAGCCGCGAGGCGGGCTTGCCGAGCGTCGAGCAAGGTGAGGAGGGTGGTGATGGACTCTTTTTCGGACATGGAACACCTCCGTTCTATGAAACCTGAGCTGCAGCAAAAAGCCCGCGTGTTGCGAGCCTTCTGCCGTGGGGTGCTGCTCCTTCAGCTGGTTTCAGTATAGACCCGCTTCTGATCGGCATCAGCCGGATGACTCGCGGGCCGGTAGTGGGGAACTCGCTGCGTTGAGACGCTTGCATTCGCGCTGTGCGTCTTCCTCCGCGTCATAGCCATCGCCGATGAAACCGTCAGTACGTGTGTCGCAGATGCGAAACCAGCTATGCGCCTCGGCTGGATCATGCTGACTGTCTCCGGCACGTCGACCGTGAATAATGATCTTGTTGCAACGCTTCACGACGAAAATGTCTTCCATGGCGTCACCGCAGCTGATTCGTGTCAGATCAACTATAGAAGCCCTCGGCAATCGTGCAAAAAATACACAGCTCAGCTCGTCGGTTGCCAT